CCCGTATGGACCATCAGACCCTCGTCAACATAGACAGTGTCAAACTTGAAGATTTTCTTATTCATCACAAAAGAATCGAAAGTTCTAACGTTGTCACTGGTTGCCACAGGTGACTTGTGCAGGGCGCAGGCCCTCCGCCTAATCATAGCAGCCGCCTCCCTCCCGGGAGTCAATACTAGATCGGTTTTCCAATTGACCCTCGCTATAATTTCGGCGGTCTTTCCACAACCCGGCACTCCGTCAACTAATGTTATATGAACCCCGGGGTCGACTATTGCTTCCTTATTTAGTACCTCTAAACTACGAATTACGCTATAGACTTTGGTCTCAGAGCAAACAGCAAATCGCTTCCAGTTTCTCTTATCAATTATGGGAGAACCAGATTCGTCATATGAGAGGAAGATTATGCGAGTGGTATCATCACTTGCCAGAACCACAGCCCATGCGTGCTTCTTTTCGGCTGGTAACAGTAACCACTTGCACTTTTCGCAGTCATACAACCCGAACGTTTGCATACTCTCCTCGGTACCGTTCCAATCACTCCGCACAATTCTCTCCAGATTACCCAGCGTAGAACCAAGAGAGGCCGATAAGTAATCAATATAATTCTTCATTTGCCTCTCTCGAATGGTCCCAGTGTAAACGACTGGAGTGATAGTCTTCTTCAACTTTAGATCGCTCACCTTAAAGAAATTCATGTTTGATAACCTCAAGTCGTCTTCCTCATCAAGCGGCTTCGAAAATTGGGGTTTCCTCACACAGATCCCCGACAACGGTAAGATAGCCTTACCCTTCTCTGCCCAGGTGGCAGGTAAAGTCATCGAGGTTCCGACTTTGTACTCGACCAGAGCCCCTTTATTGTTGCCATATTTAGCATCAGCCCATCTCGCCATCTCAGGGGACATGTAAGAATGACTCTTGTCCGCCATCAACACTATATCCTCCATATCTTCAGTTACATCCATATCTTCACATGTATCTACAGAGGTATTGGATAACGCAACAGAAGCGCCCATCTCAGGAGAGAGCGTGCCCAGACCCGTTACTGTTACCCCAGCCTTCTGCGAAAAAATAGCTTCGATAACATGGCCAATTAGCATAGGATTAACATTCAGTTCCTTGCAAAATTCTTGGAATTTCTCTACATCAAATTCGACTCCACTGTAATTGTTTCTTATCTCATCGATTTTCTTGAATAAATCGTCACCGGAAGCGAGCAACTCAGAGACACTCTCTCTCTCGATCTTTGCATCTGCCTCGTACATCCCTTCAAGATAATCCGAAAAGGTCATAAACGGTTCAGGTAGCAATACTTTCAGTTCGTCGCTAGAGGTGTCAAACCAGCCGGTTTGAACTAGAGCATCATAGACGCAATCACCTAGTCCTTCTACGGCGGATTTGAGACTGTCTGCGAACCTCCGAAGCAAACCCCTCGCCTCGATTACAACTTTATCAGACATTAACTCGATCTGTACTTTCCTAACCTTCACGAGAAGGAATATCGAGAACGAGATATCAGTGAGCTGATCAACCGGTACGTTCCACTCTGATTTCACGGAAACTCCGTTTACAATTACTCTTGAGCGTATGGATTCCACAAAGGACTGAACATTCTTCCACACTAAGGCCTTGTTATCATACGTGCTAATGTGATTAATAATGGTATGGACGAAATCAGCATCGACAAGCATCCTAGAGATTTTCACATTCCCAGAAAGAAATCTCGAAAGTTCAAACTTGGGTATCAACACCTTGCGCTTCGCTTCAGGAAACCACACAGAAAACGTGGCTTTATCTTGGAAGATCGGAGGGGTATTCAGCGCAAAGTACTCAGATTTCGATTTCGAATAGTGCCCCACAGATTTATGAAGCATATGTGTATCTGCTCTGACCAACCTAAAGAAAAAAGTATCCACACGCTTAACCATGAACTCCTTAATGTACACAAACCTATCATCAGCAGGAAAATAAGTACGCATCACGATTAATTTAATATTTTCTAAACTATGAGTATAATGCAAAGTAGACTCTTCACTAAAAAGAAAATGCACATCATCACCATCGACCCTAAACTGAGCCCCAATACTATTCAAATTACCTACAGGCGAACCTAAAAGCAATGCTTCCGAGAAATGAAAGGCTGCATAACAAACTCGCACATTCTTCCTATGAAGAGCAGGTCCGATCGAAGAATAAGGGATATCGTAGATTGAATGTAACGAGACTGCATGATTATCCCTACCACTCCCAAAATCATAGGAACACTCTTGGAAAACGTCTGAACAGGTGACCGCACAGGGAGAACTATCGTACCTCCTGAATGCATCTATCTGGAAAGTTGGAAGAGGTCTGCACCCGCCAGATCCCTTGTGCCTCTGTACATGTTGCGTGATCATATCGTTGTACATCACATTCCTCGCAACATCTTTAAGATCTAGGCACGGATTGCAGCAATGCACATATGATCTACCTTTGAACAAGTGCTGCGTATAGTTACCGCCGATGTCATAACAAGGTGAGCCATAGGGCACTTGCATCATCATATATTCCAATTCAAGGAGCCTCAGACCACCCGCAAGGGAGTGTACAGAGTTCTTGGTGGCGGTAAAGCTAATCGAAAACTCCGGATACGCATCAGTTACAAGCCTGGTGTGCTCTGTGCTGACCACACGAGAAAAGTTCATTTTCGGGCGTCTGTCTTGATGATCCAACGAGCGAACAGCCTCGTCATACACCCTTTTTGACGCCAATTGGCTAACGAGATTGTTTCTCCCGCTAGCCGCGGCGTCACGTTGGTTGTTGATTTGTTCATTAATGTTTGCCATTGTTGTTTTAAAATTGTTTGTTGTTGTTGTTGTTGCTTTTTTGTTATCGTTTTTGTTACATACGCAATATTAATACAATTGGTTTAAATTTAACAAAGAGATTTGCACAGTATATTTTAAATAAATTGCTGGGGCCTT